TACGCAGCTAACAGACAAGTCCACAGGGGTAACTCTTAACAAGTCTGCTGGCCGCATCACAATGAACAATGCAGCGTTGGCAGGAAGCACCGCTGTGTCGTTCATTTTGACCAACAGCACAATCTCCATCAATGACACAATTATTGTCAATGTTTCTAGTAATACAACTGGTAGCGCGGCTGGTGCATACACCACTTACGTTTCTTACTTGGCTGCTGGTTCTGCCTTGATTACATTGCGAAATTTGACTACTGCCACTTCATATTCTGAAGCTGTAATCATCAACTTTTCCATTGTGCATGGTGCAGCTTGAACGTTGAATCACTAAAAAGCCGCATTGAGTTTTTGACTGCCCAAGCCAAGCAATTGGAGTTAAACCTCCATGCGATTGGCGGGGCAATTCAGGACTGTCAATATTGGTTAAACGAATTGGAGAAACCAAATGCCGCTGATCAAGTCAATGACACCCAAGGCGCTGAAAGCGAACATCAAGGCTGAAATAGAAGCTGGCAAGCCTGCAAAGCAAGCTGTTGCCATTGGTTATTCGGTTAAGAGAGAAGCGGAAAAGGCTAAAAAAGCCGCGCCGAAAAAGAAATGACCGATACCGTACCCGTCCTAGAAAAGCGCCCAGTAGGTCGCCCATCTACCTATGATCCAGCATATTGCGACAAGGTTGTGGAATTAGGACGCATTGGTAAATCTATTGAGCAAATATGTTACCAATTGCAAACGCCAGTAAGAACATTGTACGAATGGCGTGATAGGCATCCTGAATTTTCGCAAGCCTTGGAGGATGCCAAGGGATATGAGCAAGCATGGTGGGAAGAACAAGCCCAAGCCTACATGGTGGAGAACAAGGAAAGTGATCGTTTGAACCCATCGCTATGGTCGCGGTCAATGGCTGCAAGGTTTCCAAAGAAGTATCGGGAAAGCACAAAGCAAGAAATCACGGGCGCGGACGGTGCGCCATTGCTTACAGGTATTCAGGTGACATTTGTAAAGCCCAATGAGTGATGTATCAAGCGCCATTGCCAATGCTGAGTTTCCAATCAAGTTACAAGGCTTGTTCAAGCCATCCCGCTATAAGGTAGCCTACGGCGGCAGGGGTGGGGCTAAGTCATGGGGCATAGCTAGGGCGTTACTGATCAAGGGCGCTAAAGACCAGTTACGCATTCTGTGTGCGCGAGAATTTCAGACCAGCATCAAGGATTCAGTCCACAAGTTACTTTGTGACCAGATTGAAACTCTTGGATTGCTTGGTTTCTATGAGATAACCCAAAACAGCATCAGGGGCAGGAACGGTACAGAGTTTGCCTTTGCTGGCTTGAAGAACAACATTGCCAACATCAAATCCTATGAGGGCGTAGACATTTGTTGGGTAGAGGAAGCCCAGACCACTAGCCGATTAAGCTGGAACATCTTGATCCCAACGATTCGCAAGCAGGGTAGCGAAATATGGATTTCGTTCAATCCTGAGTTGGAAACAGATGAAACTTATCAGCGGTTTGTGCTTAACCCGCCTGATGACTGCATACAAATCAAGATCAACTGGTCAGACAATCCTTGGTTTCCTGACACGCTGAAGCTGGAAAAGGATGCACTTAGAAACCGTGACCTTGAAGCCTATAACCAAGTATGGGAGGGCTTATGCCGCCAATCGGTTGATGGGGCTATCTTTGCCAAGGAACTACAACAGGCTGAAGTGGAGGGCAGGCTAACCCGTGTGGCTTATGACGCTACAAAGCCTGTCCACGCCATCTTTGACCTTGGCTGGTCTGACAGCACATCAATCTGGTTCTTGCAGTTTGTGGGCATGGAAACCCGCCTGATTAGGTACATTGAGGATAGCCAAAAGACCATGACCCATTACTTGGCAACCATGCAGACCTTTGGCTATGTGTACGACACGGTGTGGCTACCCCATGACGCTGAGAACCAAACACTAGCAGCGGCTGGGCGTTCTATTGATGACATTGTGAGGGCGGCAGGATATAAGACGCGAATTCTGCCCAGAGTGCCAATCCTTGACTCAATCAACGCCGCTAGGACAATATTCCCAAGCTGTTGGTTTGACCGTGAACACGCCGCAGAGGGGATTAACTGCTTGCGCCACTACCGATATGAGGTTGACCTAGTAACAGGACAGTTCAGCCGCAACCCATTACATGACCACTATTCGCACGGGGCAGACGCATTTCGCTACATTGCCCTGATGATTCAAGACACACCTAAACGCAAGCCCAAGGCACAAGTTGCAATGGCAGGCGGTTGGATGGGATAATTCCCAAAAGGGGCAAATATGGCTTACCAAGACGCAGCAGGCAAAGACGACAGAATCAACAAAGCCATAGAGTTTTGGCGGTTGGTCAATGACGCAGATTCCACCAATCGCGCAGAGGCATTGCAGGATATTAAGTTTGCCGCTGGTGATCAATGGCCTGTTGAGATACAGAACAGCAGAAACGTAGAGGCACGACCTTGCTTGACCATCAACAAGATTGATGCCTATGTGCGACAGGTAACAAACCAGCAACGGATGCAACGCCCACGCATCAAAGTTCACCCTGTGAATAACTTGGCTGATTACAAGATAGCCCAAGTGATTGAGGGCATGACCCGTCACATTGAGGTTAATTCCAATGCTGACACCGCCTATGACACCGCCTTTGATTACGCCGTGCGGATGGGTTGGGGCTACTGGCGCATCAATACCCGCTACACAAGCGAGGATTCATTTGATCAAGAAATCTACATTGACACGATTGATAATCCGTTCACCGTGTACTTTGACCCCAATTCAATACTGCCTGATGGGTCAGACGCTGAACGTTGTTTGATCACCACAGTATTGGACAAAAAGGTTTTCAAGGATTATTACCCTGATGCTGATGATGGTGCTAACTTTACCCAGCGTTCTACGGGTGATGACACAGCAAGCTGGATCACCAAGGAAGATATTCGGATAGCTGAATTCTTTTATGTTGAACGTGAACGTGCCAAGCTGTATTTGCTAAGTGATGGCACACGCCAATTTGCCGATTCGGAAAGGTTCTTTGAACGTGTGGAAGCCGCTGGCTTGACCGTGGTTGATGAACGTGAATCGTTTCGCAAGGCGGTGAAGTGGGTCAAGATGACTGCCATAGAAATATTGGAAGAAAAGACATGGGCAGGCAAGTACATCCCTGTCGTTCCATGCTATGGCGCACAAGTCATTGTTGATGATAAGCGCAAGAAATATGGCTTGGTGCGGTTTGCCAAAGACCCGCAGCGTATGTACAACTTCTGGCGCACCAGCATGACCGAATCGGTTGCCCTTGCACCAAAGGCTAAATGGCTGCTGGCAGAGGGTCAAGACGAGGGACACGAAAACGAATGGGCGCTGGCTAACATTAAGTCAAGCCCTGTGTTGCGTTACAAGCAGAAAGACATTGAGGGCGTACCAGCCCCAGTGCCTACCCGCCTGCAACCCGAACCACCACCCGCTGGCATCATGGAAGCCGCTGCCGCCATTTCCGCAGACTTGCAGATGGTGTTGGGCATCCTTGATCCAAACCAACTACCAAGCGGCAACATTTCAGGCAAAGCCTTGCAAGGTCAGCAAAACCAGACTGATCTAAGCAATTTCCACTTCTACGACAACATGACCCGATCCATTCGGCATACAGGCAAAATCCTGTTGGACTTGATACCCAAAATTTACGACACAGAACGGGTAATGCGAATCATTGGTTCAGATGGTCAACCTGACATGACCGAAATCAACCAAAAGAATGAAGTTGGCGAGGTTCTTAATGATGTGACTGTGGGTGAATATGATGTGGTGATGGACACAGGGCCGGGCTTCCAAAGCAAGCGCCAGCAAGCAGTTGAAGCCATGATGCCCTTGCTTACAGGCAACGCAGAATTGTTCAACATTGCGGGTGACTTGGTGTTTAGGAACATGGACTTCCCCGGTGCTGATGTGATTGCAGACCGCCTTGCCTCCATGAACCCAATGGCTAATATTGATGAGAAATCCGATATACCGCCTGAAGTGCAGATGCGTTTGGCGCAAGCACAGCAACAAGTGCAGCAGATGCAACAGCAATTGCAAGCCGCCCAGTTGGAAATCAACAACCGTGGTCAGGTTGCCCAGATTCGCGAAGAGGGCGCTACTAGACGCAAACTCATGGACGTTACTGCACGGGCGCACAATACTGAAACAATGGCAGAGGTTAAGGTCAATGACCAAAATACCCGGGCTGTTACTAGCCAAAACAAAACTGAGATTGATGCATTGGTCAAGATGCTGATTGCGAGAATGTCTCCTGATCAATTGTTGATGGAGATTGAACGCCTTAACGCTGAACAGCAACAATATGCAATGATTGCCGCACAGGACATTTCGCACGGCGCAAATCCATTAACATTGCCGCAAGAGCAAATGCAACAACCAATTCAACCGCAACAAATGGCGCAGCCAATGCAGGAACAAATGCAACCGCCAGCACAGCAAACATTTGAACAACCCATGCAATAAGGTAACAATATGCCAACCGTAACTAGTGAAAACAAGGCGCAATTTGATCGTGAATTCATGGAAAAACGTGGGCAATTAAAAACTTCATCAGAAGTTCCGCATAGCATGGGAATAAATGTTAAGTCAGATAAATCTGCTGGTTTACCTTATGCTGATTTAATTGTTGATGGAAAAAAAGCCTATGAATCTAGAGAATCTGATTCATTGCGCCCATATGTAAATAAACATATGGCTATTGTTCGTACTGGCGAGGGAAGTGCAAAAGCAATAGGATCAGCACATATTGGAGAACCCCTTATTGTTGATGAAAAGCAATTTAGAGAATTACAGAAAAAACATTTAGTGCCACAAGGATCGCAATTTGATATTAAACCGGGGGCAAAAAAATATTTATACCCAATAACAAAAGCCCAAAGATATGAAAAAGAATATGATGTTGGGCATGGAATTGTGGCTAGAAAAGTGATTCACAAAAAAGATTGACGCATAATTGATTTCGTGGTAAAAACCGCAAAACCTTACCAGTTGGGTCAACTGGGTGAATTCTTTGAGGAAACTCAATGTCAGAAGTAGCAGAACGACTTGCCGCCAATGTGGTGACAAGTGAAAATTTAGC